TTGGTAAGGTTTATGGTCAATACATTTACACAGCAGATAGTGATTTACCACAAGGTGAAAGACGTATTGGTAAAGTATTTGCTGCTACTCCTGTAACTAATATTCCTAACTCTACTAAGTTTATCATCCCTCATTTATGTACCAAAAATATTGGTGCTAATGAAATTTACAAACCAATAGCATTTAAACCTCGTTTATAGTATGGTATGGGTATTCAGTCTGTAGAATCTAATGCAGCTGGATTTAGTGGTAGTGCAGCTTTAACAAGTTCATATTTTTTAAGAACTGAGGATGGTACAGTATCAAGGCAAAATTTTTGGTATCAAATGACCTCACTAAGTGAGATACCTATAACTGGTTCTGCTTTTGATTTACACTTTAATAACAATAACCAAGGTAAAGGTGCTATTCCTCCTTATTGGTCTAATGTAGTACCTAATGGTTCTAACTTTATTACTGGTTCAGGTGATGCTTTTACAACATATTGGGCTAACTACATTAACGGATTATATGACGTTGATGCACGTAAACTCGTTTGTAATGTTTATTTAAAACCAACTGAAATACAGGATATTGCCCTTAATGATAAAATCTTTATTGATGGTCAATATTATCGTATTAATAAAATTAATGGTGCAAACTTATCTAAACGAGATACTGTTGAGGTAGAACTTATTAAAACATTAGCTCGTAAACTTACTTTCCCTCGTAGACGAGTAAGAACTACAGTTGATGCCCCTCGTGATATTATCTGGGATGGGTATGGACAAGGAGGTACAGGTAACTATGTTGGGTTTAATGATGGTGTAGTTGTAACTGATATTGATGCATTAAAAGAAGCAGCACAACTTGATGGTTATAGAGTATTTGAATCAGGTTCAGGTACTGGTTCTGTAGTATGGAACTATAGTGATCCTGTTATCCCAGCTTTACAACAAAATGTAATAGGTACAAACGAGGTAGCAGTTGATTCCTCTAAGATATCTGTTTTAGGTAGTAAAAATACAGTTGCTACTGCGGTTTCTACAGCCCAAGTAATGGGTCAATACAATACAGTAGAACAAAACGTAACTAATGCTTTTATAATAGGTCAAGAAAACCGAATAGGTGAAACCTCAGTTAATACTCAAATATTAGGAGGTGTAGGTAACTATTCTAGTGGTAGTAATAATAACCTTACTATTGTGGGAGGAACCGGTTCTTACGCGGTTAATACTGATTTCTCTACTATAATTAATGGCTATAGTGCTGGATTAAGAGACAGCGATGTAACCACATTAATAACACCACACCAAAATGAAGTAGTAATTAATGGTTCAGGACACACTGTAATAGGATTAAATCTAGAGGGTGCTGGTTTAGATTTACTTAATACTAGAAATAACTCAAACTGGTTAGGTGACACTTATTTAGGTGAGGCTATCTTTAGACCATCTTATCAACTTGAGTGTGGTGTAGGTAATATTTCATTAACTGGTTCAAATGCTGGACAAGGTAAACATGAAAATCTATACTTACTAAACTGGTCAGGCTTATCACCTGCCTCTATGGATATTGAATTACCTAATGCTGTAAACAATGATTATAAAAATGTTGTTTATCAGTTTATAAGCAATGGTACTTTTGATGGTACTACGATAGTTGATTTTAAAGGATTTAGTGGTCAACTAATTAATGGTTTATCAAGATATTCAATGTCTTATCCTTACAATAGTGTAACATTCACTACCAGTGGTTCAGGATGGATAGTATTAGGAGAAAATTCAACTACACAAGCATCTTATTTATCAGCTTATAATAGCTCAAGTATATCTCCTTCAGCAAATGTATCAGCGTCTGTTCCTTTACCAAGTATAGATTTATCAAATTACATTTCTGTTGTATCTGGCTCACGAATTACTTTTGATAGAGCAGGTGTATATGATATTCAATTTAGTGCTCAAACAGTTAAAACTACAGGTACTAATGCCCAAGTATTAATTTGGATTAAGAAAAATGGCACTGATGTAGCTTGGACTAACACAGAAGCTATTATTGCAGGTAATGCAAACGACGAGATAGTATTAGCTTGGAACTGGTATGTTTCAGCTCTTCAAGGAGATTATTATGAGATTGCTTATGTTGTTGACCAAAGTAATGTAACATTCCAAGCAAAAACAGGTGTAACAGGACCAGATATTCCTTCGTGGATTGTAACTGTAGGTTCAGTTTAAAAGACTAAAATCTAACAACAAGTATTTATTGCTATGGCACAAAACGCAACAGCAAACGCTAACGTAAACATTACTACTAATACTGGTCAAGCCCAATCACAGATTGAAGCACTTGAAGGTAGTATTAAAGTATTAGACGGAGCAGTAAACCTAGTAGGTGGTACATTAGAAACAGTAGCAGGTGGTTTAGCACTAACAGGTGCTTTATCAAAAGAACAAGCAGAACAGTTTGAATCTGCTGCTATTGGTGCTATTGCATTTGCTGATGGTGCTAAAAGAACACTTGATGGTGTTGTAAATCTACAAGAAGGATTTACTAAATTAGCAGCAGGAAGTAAAGCAGCAGCACTTGCCTCACGTGTATTAGGTACTGCTATTAAAGTAGCTACTGGTCCTATTGGTATTGCAGTAATTGCTATTGGTACTATTATTACCTTATTAGTTAAGTTTAAGGACTCATTAGGTGTAGTAGGTGATGTTATTAATGGTATTATCGGTGCCTTTACTAGATTAACTGACGCTATTGGATTAACTAACTCAGCTCAAGATGCTGCTATTGCTAAAAGTAAGGCACTTGCTGATGCCCAAGCATTTGAGCTAGAGGTATTAAAAGCCTCAGGTGCTACTAGAGAACAACTTGTAGCTAAAGAACGAGCATTACTAAAGGAACGTGTTAAAGCAGAACAACAAGGTAGTGAGGAACAAAAGAAAGCTATTCAAGATCTTGCTATTTTTAATGCTAAAGTAAGAGGTGAAAATGCTGCTGCTGAAAAGAAAGACACTGATGAACGTGCTAAAAAGGCTAAAGAAGCATCTGATAAAAGAATAGCAGACGCTAAGGCAGCTGACCAACTATACAAAAGTGAACTACAAAAGTTTGCTGATGAGGAAATAGATTTATTAGCTAAAACTGATGAAGAAAGATTAAAGATTGAGTTTGATAGAACCATTCGTGAAATCAATAACTTAACTATTAGTGAAGCACGTAAAGCAAAACTACGTTTAGAGGCTGAACAAAATTATAATCTTAGACTTAATAATCTATTAGATGAACAAGCTAAGGAAAATCAAGAAAAAGAAGACGCTAGATTACAAGCCTCTGCCCAAGCTAATCTTAATAGAATCTTAGAGTTACAACAACTACAAGCTACTACTATTCAGGAACAACGCGATGCTGATCTAGCAGCCTTAGAAGTCCAATATAATGCTGAGTATGCTGAGGCAGTTAAGAATGGAGAAGATTTAACAGCATTAGATGCTTTGTATGCTGCAAAACGCAAGCAAATAAATGATCAAGCTAACGCAGATGAGGTAGCATCAGCAGAAGCAACCGCAGATGCTATATTACAAGCTCGCTTAGCACTAGCACAAAATATAGGTGCTGCCATTGGTGCATTAGGTGGATTATTTAAAGAAGGAACAGCAGCTGCTAAAGCGGCAGCATTAGCCGAAATCGCTATTAATACTGGTATAGGATTCGCTAACGCTTTAACAATCGCTCAGAAAACAGCTCAAGCAGCTGGTCCAGGTGCTGCATTAGCATTCCCAATATTTTATGCTTCTCAACTTGCTGCTGTATTAGGTGCTATTTCTTCAGCTAAACAAGTATTAGCAACTGTACCAGGTGGGGGTGGTACAGGTGGTACACCTAAACCTACAGTACCAAGTGCAGGAGGTTTTAGTGGATTTACAGGTGCTTTACCAGGGACTGAAGGTACAGCCCTTGCTGGTATTCCTGGAACTGGTGCTAGTGATGGGCCAATCCGTGCTTATGTAATATCTCAAGATGTTACTACAGCTCAAGAAGCTAATGCTGCTATAAACAATCGTAGACGTTTAGTAGGGTAAACATAATATTTATTGACAGATGAAGATCGTACAATTAGAACTATTAGAGGATTCTATCCTATCAGGAATTGATGCTATGGCATTAGTTGAATCCCCAGCTATCGAAGATGGATTTTTTGCCTTTAGCGCAGAAAAATTTGCTGAAACATATACTGATTACCCCCAAGCAGCAGTTGATGCAGCTAAACAGGGTATTAAACGTAATGAAGAAACCGGTAATAAATGCGCTACACAAGTAGGTAAGGTTAGAGCACAGCAATTGGCCAACCGCGAACCTGTCTCGCTTGATACCGTTCGTAGAATGCGTGCATTTTTAATTAGACAAAAAAACAATTATGAGCTCGCTCAATCTAGACGTGATTACAATGCTTGCGGGTACATCTCTTATTTACTTTGGGGTGGGCCTGCTGCTTTACCTTGGGCAGAAAAGATATTACGCCAAGCAGGAGAAGAATTTGCAGAAGTAGGACCTCGTGGTGGAATTAAAGCTTCACCTAAAGCACCTAAATCAGATACTCCAAATCCAAATCCTAAAGGAGAAGGTACTGCTCGTGGTTCAGCAGGTACAACTCGTGGTGCTGAAGTAGATGCTGCTACAGAAGAATCGCTAAAGAAAAAAGCAGACGAATTTAACGAAAAATATAAAGATAAACTAGGGTATGGTGCTAATGTAGGTGCCCTAAAAGCAGTTTATCAACGTGGTTTAGGTGCTTATAACACATCTCGTTCTCCAGAGGTAGCAAGTAGAGGAGGAGCAAAACAATGGGCAATGGCTCGTGTTAATGCTTTCCTTTATTTAATTAAAGAAGGTAGACCACAAAATAGAAACTACACTACCGATTACGATTTACTTCCTACTAAACACCCTAAGCGTAAACAATTCGGTCAAATATTAGAATCTATCATTGCACAAAAAATGGTAGAACAAATGATGTTTGCTTCACAGGAAATTGATGTATTTGGTTACAATACCAAGTATTTTTACATTTGCCCAGGTGCTATAGGTACATTTAATCATTTAAAAACAATGAATCCTGATGAGGATACAATTGGAATGATTCGTTCAGCTGCTCAAATTGCTGATAATGTATTTAAAATTGAAGCTGATGTTTTAGCTGCTAAAACTGCTACTCCAGAACAATTACAAGAAGCAATTATTTTAGTAGGTGACTTTAAAGACTTAATGCAAGAAATAGATGAAGAACTAGGAATGGTTCACGATGTTTCTTACATGGATGGTCATATTGAAGTTATTAAATCTTATTTATCTCAAGATTTTGGTTTAGATGTAGCTGGTTTGCCTAATTATCTTAACGAACCAACTGGTAAATTAACAGTTAATAAAGAAGCATCTTATGGATTTGCTGCTGTTGAGGATCAACAAATGTTAGTAGGTCCTGCAATGGTTCCAGGAAAGTTAATTCCACGTAAAGATGAAGACGGAGATGTTTACTACGTTTACTTTACAAAAGATACAATTAAAAAATTAGCTTACAAGGCAATGAAAGATAAAATCATTGACCGTGTAAACATTGAACATAACTCAGGTGAACTAGTAGATGATGTTTACCTAGTAGAAAGCTGGATTGTAGAAGACCCCAAAACAGATAAAGCTAAAATGTATGGACTTAATCCAGTAGAAGGTACTTGGATGACAATGTACAAAGTAGATAATCTAGGTGTTTGGGAAGGCTACGTTAAACCAGGATTAGTTAAAGGCTTCTCAATTGAGGGCTATTTCGCAGAACAAGTAATAAAACAATAATTATGCCAATTGATAGAATGCCAGGTGAAGGTAGAGACGAGTTCTTATCTCGTTGTATCTCTACAGAAGTAGCCGCAGGTAAACCACAAGATCAAGCTGCAGCAATTTGCTACACTCAGCTTAAAAAAGTAAACATGCAAGAAGAAGCACCAGCTATTCCTCAAGAAGAAATCGACTATTGCCTAGCAATGTTGAAGGGTCAGAATCCTAGTTACGTAGGGCCTGGCGCACTAAAAGTCTGTATTGCCAGATTATCTGCTAAAAAAGAAAATCAGGACGAATACGGAATTTAACCATATGTATAGACATATGATGTTAATAAACATTAACCTTAATATTTAATAATCCTATGACAGCAAACGAACTTAAAGCACTTGTCAAGGAATACTTTAACCTTACCGAAGTTAAGTTTGGCGAAATTTTCGACGAGAATAAGGCTTTCAAAATTGTATTTGAAGGTGATCAACTCGAATTGGGTATGCCAGTAAAAGTAGTAACCACTGAAGGCCAGGAAATGGACGCTCCAGATGGTTTCCACAAACTTGAAGGCGGTATTGTTATCAAAACTGAAGGATCTAAAGTCGTAGAGCTTACTAAAGCTGATATGATGGAGGAAGAGACTGAAACACTTGACGGTGGTAAAGTTCTCGAGGAAGTTGAGATGGCAGAAGTTAAAGTACCTGTAGAACAGTTCCCTGTAGAAGTACAGAGAGGTGCCGAGTACGAAAAGCCAATTGCACAGCAAATGGAATCTGAAGAAGACGCAATGACTGAAAAGTCTATCGTTGAAGCAGTAGCCAAAGCAGTAGCAGACGAGCTAATCGAAATGAAAAAAGAAATGGCAGCAATGAAGGAGAAGATGGAGAAAATGTCCGCTGAACCTGCTGCTGAAAAAACCCTTCCAACAACTAAGAAATTCTCATTGGAAGAAAATGTAGTAACCCCAGTACAGGCGGCGCGCTACGAAATGATGAAAAATTTAATCAAAAAACATAAATAACTATGAGCTTAAACGTAGCCGCCCTTAGTGACTTTAACAACCAGATTGCTGGTGAGTTAGTCCTTAAGATGGTTTATGGTGGTTCTACTATCGAGTACGTAACTGTACAAGAAGGTGTGAAGTACCAAGAACCAATCAACCTATTCGAAGTTAGCTTGTATATGAACAACAGCGCGTGTGTAAGCACTGCATCTGGTTCAGCTACCTTCACTCAACGTAACATCACTGTATGTCCACGTACTTCTTTCGATGCACTTTGCTTGAAAGATCTTGACAAAAAGTACTTGGGTATCTCTTCACTTGACCGTGGTTCGTACAACGAAACTTGGGCACTTGCAAATGCATACTCAGAATTACTTGTAAACCAATTCCAGAAAGCTAACGACCAATTCCTTTGGAGACAAGTATCTGGTTCTTACTCTACTTTCGGTGGAACTTGTGAAGCCGGTGGTCTTAACTCTATCATCACTGGTTCTACTTCTGGTGTTGTAACTATTCCTTCTTCATCACTTGCTGCAGCTAATATCTTAGCTACTATGGATACGATGATTGCTACTTCTTCTGCTGACGTAGCTGACCGCGAGGACTTAACATTCTTTATGAGTGTTACTAACTTCCGTAACTACGTTGCTGGATTACGTGCCGCAAACAATTTCTACTTTGATCCTTCAAGCATCACTAACCGTGGTGGTTTGTATGAGATGGCTTATCCTTTCCAACCAAACATTAAGGTTGTTGGAACAGTAGGTCTACAAGGTTCAAATCGTGTAGTACTAGGACCAGCTAAGCAAATCGTTGTAGGTACTGACTTGTTAAGCGACTTCTCTGAATTCCAGCTTTGGTACGATATCAACACTGACACTCTTCGTCACCGTATCTCTACTAAGCTTGGTGTTAACATCGCTTATCCAGAGTTCTGGGTTTCTAACGACCTAGCCTAAATCAATCTTGCTTGAAGGGGGGGATGCACTGCTCTCGCTGAACCCCCAGATAGCTTTTCACTAATAAAACAAAAACCAGAAAATTATGGCTTGTGATATAACTTCAGGATTTACCCTTGGTTGCCGCGACAACGTTGGTTCAATCAAACAAATCTACATTCTATCTGGTTCTGTTACTAGCGTTACTGACGCAAGTGAAGGATTGATTAACGCAATCTCTGGTTCAGGTACTTTCTACACTTTTGAATTATTCCGTGAGACTTCAGATTACGCTGAAAACGTAACTGTAGCTCCAGAAAACGGAACAGTAGTTTACGAACAAACTGTAAACGCTGTATTCTTCAAAATGCAGACTTCTACTCGCAACCAGATTAAAGTATTAGCTCAAAATCCTAACATCAAAATGATTGTTGAGACTAACAACGTAGGAAACACTTCACAATACGTTTACGTAGGTGAGGAATACGGTGTTCAGTTATTAACTTCAGCAGGAGGTACTGGTACCTTGTTTGGTGATAGAAACGGCTACACTTTAACTTTCACTGGTAGAGAACCAAATCCAGCATCTTTCATCTCAGCCTCTAACGAGACTCAGTTGGATGCTCTTCTTTCAGGCATTAACGTTGCCTAAAAAGTAACAAACTAAGTGGGGGTTATGCATATCGCATAGCCCCTATCTTGGTGTTAATAAAACAATATGCTCCAGTTAAACAAATCTCAAGCGGTAAATACTATAGCAATCTACCCAAATGAAGTAGTAACTTCTGGGAGTGGATTGTTAATGGTATTCACTCAATCTTATAGTAATACTGTAACTGGTAGTATCCAGGCAACCGTAATTTCAAATCCAGCAAATACTAGTTGGGTTATTGCACAATTTTCTGGTTCACTCTTGCCTTCCGCATCAGGACAATATACATTTGACAGCTATGAATTAGTGTTTGGTGGTTTTTCTGTTTGGAATACTGATATTTCGCAATGGCAAGCTGCGGCAACTAACTGGGAGAGTGCACAAGGAACTTCATTAGGTGATTTAATTTCAACTGATAGAGCAATTATTTCAGGAAGTGATGTTACACCAATTACTGAGTACGTTAGTCCAAACGAAAACGCAAGATACACTGTTTATCTAGGATAATATGAAACAATTTAAATTTCAAACAGTAAATAAGGTAGAATCAGACAGACAATTCCCTACAGAAAAAAATATGAAGGGATTTATTCAGTATGGTTTGTACAATGACTTCCCTGAATATCTTATTTACTTGTTTAACAATTCAGCCATTAACAATACAGCTATCCACGCAACAGTAGAAGCAGTAGTAGGTGAGGGATTGGTATGTGACCAATCTCACTTGTTAGATGAGGCAAATAATGAGGGAGAATCATGGAATGATATCTTTAAGAAAACAGCCCTCGATTATAAACTATATGGTGGCTTTGCTTGGGAAGTAATATGGTCAAAAGACCGTTCAAGAATCGCTGAAATTTACCACGTTGATTTTTCTTGGCTACGCGCTAAGGAAAAGAATGAACGCGGTAAAATACCAGGATATTACATTAGCGATGAGTGGGCTGAAAAATACCGCTTTGGAGGAACTGGTGGCTTATACAACAACGCTGCCTCAACTGGTTTAACTCCAGATTTACCTTACCTCCCAGTATTTAATGCTAAGAAAAAAGACGCAGAACCAAAACAAATTTTTGTTTATAACCCTTACCGTCCAGGTCAGCGTTATTATCCTTTACCTGATTATGTAGGTGCATTACGTGTAATTGACTTAGATTCAGAAGTAGATAACTTCCACATTTCAAACATTAAAAATGGTTTAGCACCATCTTTAGCAATTACTACCTTTACAAACGCTGACCCAGACCAACGTAATGAAATTGAAGCGATGCTTCGTTTACAATACCAGGGTTCAGGTAATGCAGGACAAATGATGTATATGGATGTTGATTCTCCAGAAAATGCTCCTGTAATTACTCCAATCAATGGTAACGGAAGTGATGATTACTATATCGCAATTAACGATATGGTAAAAGAAAAAATATTAACAGCACACAGAATTACCTCACCAGAGATTTTTGGTA